TGCTCCAGCTCATCTACCACAGAAAGAATTTGGACAATTGTATGAGTGGTTCTTTGAAGAAAGAAAGAAAATACCTAAGACAGATCCTAAGAATTATGTGTATAAGATTATTCTTAACAGTACTTATGGTTTAACTGGTGATGCTAACAGCTTCCTGTATGATCCTAGAATGACTATGCAGATTACTATTAATGGTCAACTACTTCTATCTATGCTCTATGAGATGTTATGTTTAGCTATACCTGAAGCCCAACCTCTTATGCAGAATACAGATGGTTTAGAGATGATAATTCCTAATGATAAAGTGGATGTCTATTTAAAAGTTTGTACAGAATGGGAAAAGCTCACTCAGCTAGCTCTTGAACATGATGAATATAGTAAGATGATTATTAGAGATGTAAACAACTATATGGCTGTTACACAAAAAGGTAAGGTGAAATCTAAGGGAGCATTTGAGTGGGAAGACTTAGATAAAAAAAAGGTGGCTGTATTTCATAAAAATAAAAGTTTTCTAATTATTCCTAAAGCAATTTATGCTTACTTTGTAAATGGAATTAAACCAGAAGATTTCTTAGAAAAAAATGAAAACATATTTGACTATTGTGGAGCTGTCAAAGGAAAAGGAGGATGGTATTTTGAAGAAAGATTTATTAAAGACGGAGTAGTTTATAAGAATAAACTTCAAAAGATTATCCGTTATTATATTTCTAATGATGGAAATAAAATAGTTAAATGTCATCAGGATGGTAGAGAAATACAAGTGGAAGCTGGTGAATGGTTACAAACTACAGTGAATAAACTAGATGGTTCTAAAGAATTTAATACATATAACATAAATAAAAAGTATTATCTAGAAGCCATCTATAAAGAAATAGAAGGAATTCAATCTGTAAATTATAATAAACCAACACAACTTTCTTTATTTTAAAAAATTAAAAATTAAAACACAATGATCATAGCACTAAATGGCTACTCTGGGGTCGGAAAAGACACAGTGGGTATTATCATACAATACCTACTGTCCAATTCTGTAGGTAACACAACTGTAGAAGAAGCTGTTACTAATTATAATGACCACGAATGGTGGTTAGAAGAAAACTCTGAATGGGAAATTAAAAAGTTTGCTGGGAAGCTTAAAGACATAGCTTCCCACCTTACAGGTATAGACATAGAAGATTTTGAAGACCAAGAGTTTAAAAAGACTAACTTAGGTTTTGAATGGTGGACCACATGTAACGAAGGTTATCAACCTATGACTATAAGAGAATTCTTACAGAAATTAGGTACAGATGCTCTTAGAATGGGACTACATGATAATGTATGGGTGAATGCTTTGTTTGCTGATTATAAAGGACCAAAAATGAGTGAGTACAATCCAAGTAATTGGATTATTACAGACACTAGATTTCCTAATGAAGCTCAAGCTGTAAAAGATAAGGGTGGTTTAGTTATCAGAATAGATAGACCAGGAGTTAAACCTATCAATAATCATCCTTCAGAAGTAGCACTTGATGATTGGAAGTTTGATTACAAAATAGCTAATGTATCTGATATATATGCTCTTAAAGAAACAGTGGAAGTTATTTTAAAACATGCTAAAATTATAAAATAATTGGAAAAGTTATCTAAAGCAGAACAAATTTTATATAATATATGTTTAAAACAAACAGAAGAACTATTTATGAAAGAAGTTGAAAATATACATGAAGAATTAAAATATTATACTCCAGATATAGAAGATATAAAGGTTGGATATGAGTGTGAAATTCATACTATGACTACTGGAGGACTAATTATATTAGATATGTTAGATAAAGAAGAATCAAAAACTATACAACAACCTAATATAGAATACTGGGTACCAATTAAATGTGATTTAGACATATGGGATAATAAAACACCTCATCAAATAGTAAAATTATTAAATAATAATCAAGTAAGAACTCCCTATTTAACTAAAGAACAAATAGAAGCTGAAGGATGGATATTTAAAATAAAAAGTGTAGATTTATGGTTTGAATCAGATGCTGAAAAAGCTAGTAATTTACAAGATTTTTATGGTTATAAATGTTATAAATTATTTTTAAATTATGGTTTACATGACAATAAGATTAAAATAAAGGGAGATTTTACTGGAGGTTGTAATTTCAATAAGGCTGATACTTTATTTGAAGGATTTTGTCCTAGTGTTAATGAACTAAGAATTATATGTAAACTATTAAATATAAAATAATGATTAGCCCTATAGAAACAGATGACATATATGTAAAAGTGTATGATCCTGAAAAGAAAAAAGTGATAGCTACATATGATAGTTATGCTCAGGCTGCAAGAAAGCTTGGGCTTACAGATAAAGTGGTGAATAATGCTTGTGCTAATAAGACAAGAAGGTATTCTCCATTTTTAAATAAAGAAGTTGCTATTAGAATATCTGCAAAACCTAAAACAGAAATAAAATGAGTAAAATTTTACACATCTCTGATACACATGGATTCCATCAACAATTTCCTATGAGTAGATTTGAAGGAATAGATATTGTTGTACATAGTGGTGATTGTTCTAACTATAGAGATTTAGTTTTAAATGAAAGAGAAGTTAGAAATTTTATTGAATGGTATAAAGAAGTACCTGTTAAGCATAAAATTTATTCGGCAGGTAATCATGATACCAGCATAGATAAAAGAAGAGTTACTCCTGCAGATTTTCATGAAGCAGGTATAACCTATCTTGAAAATAATGGAACCACTATAGAAGGTATAAAGTTTTGGGGAAGTCCTTACACTCCTAAATTTGGTGAATGGTCTTTTATGAAGAGTAGAGAAACCATTAACAGAGTGTGGGAAAATATTCCTAAAGACACTGATGTACTTATAGTGCACGGACCACCAAAAGGGATAAGAGATTTATCACATGATAAAGATGGAACATTAGAATTTTGTGGTGATGGAGCTCTTATGAAAGCTGTATTAAAACTACAACCTAAGCTTATGTTATTTGGACATATACATGACTCACCTGGATGTTATAACCAGGGAATTAGTCATCACTCTAATATATCTACATTATTTTCTAACGGAGCTTGTGTAGATGATGGTAGATTTGATAAAGGGTTGACATCATTTGGAAACATTTTAGAAATATAAAACATGAAAGATAAATTAAAAAGTTGTTGTTATCTTGATGACACTGATTTGGTTTATTCAAAATAATATTGTATCTTTATTATATAAAGAAACATATTATGCCTTATAAACCTATTTGTGGAATATACAAAATTACCAATATCATTAACAGTAAGTATTATATAGGAAGTGCTGTAAGTATTAGATATAGATTAAATACTCATAAAAGACTTCTTAGAGATAATAAACATTTTAATAAACACCTGCAATCATCTTATAATAAATATGGTCTATCTAATTTTGTATTTGAACAATTAGAAATTACTACAAAAGAAAATATGATTGAAAGAGAACAATATTGGATAGACCATTTAGATGCTAATAATCCTAAAAAAGGTTATAATAAAAGAATTATTGCATCAAGTAATCTTGGTTTAAAAGCTTCAGAAGAAACTAGAAAAAAGTTAAGTATAGTTCACATGGGTCATAAAAGATCTAAAGAAGCTCAAGAAAAAATATCAGCTTCTCAGTATATACCTGTATGTCAATTTTCTTTAAATGGAAAATATATACAAACTTTTAATAGTTTACAAGATGCTGCTTTATCTTTAAATAAACATTATACTACATCTATTACAGCTTGTATACAAAGAAAAAGACCTTCTGCTTTAGGATATACATGGTGTTATGAAAAAAATAAAGATATATTTAAAACTTTAGGTCATGAAATAAAAAGTTATAATAACAAAAAAATTAAAGTTGTAGAACTTTTAAATCTTTAACTGATGCAAGTAATTATTTTAAAATGACAATAAATAGTATATCAACTGCAATAAGTAAACAAAAAAAATATAAAAATCATATATGGAAAAAAGTATAAAAAAAGAAAATAAAAAGTTACGTGTCTGTTTGTACATTGATGACACAAGAACCCCAACAGAAACAATCCCTGGATATAAACCATGGGATGTAGTTAGAAACTATGATGAGTTTACCACTTATATTACTAAACATGGTATACCTGATCTGATAAGTTTTGATCATGATCTAGGAGAAGAACATATGGATGATTATTTTAAGCAGCTGTTAGATAAAGGATTTCAGCAACCAGACTATTCTTCTTATAGAGAAAAGACTGGGTTAGATTGTGCTGGCTGGCTAATAGACTATTGTCAAGAACATAATGTCTCTTTAAAGAGTTGTTCTGTACATTCAGCTAATCCTGTAGGAGCTGCTAATATTCAGAGTATGATTAATGGATTTAAAAAACACATGGATGAACCACAGGATTGTTATCTTGGTAAACATCCTTTTAAAGTTTAAAAAAACAAATATGGATATAGAATTACAAGTGTTACCAAAATACAAAACTGTTTTTGGTATTAGTTACGATGTAGGAGAAGCTATGTACAAAGATAAGCCAACAATTTTTTATGAAATTGGAATAGGTATAGGAATAATGGTTTTTTATTTTGTACTATATAAAAAGGGGAGTTAGCTCCCCTTTTTTTTAATATCCTTTTCCTCCTGAACCAATATCTTTCATATAATAGTTAATCTTATTAATGTTACTAAATACAGGAAGTACTTTTGTAATTTTTAAAGCAGTTCTTTCATCATCATACATTTCATCTCCATTATCTTTTTCTACTCCAGCTAAATGATAAGTGACAGCTTTAAAAGCTTCTTCCCAGTTTAAAGCAGTTCTTACAATAGGAAATATATTTGTTTGAAGATCTGATATAGAATGTATATCAGAATAATAAGTCAAATCTCTATTAAGATCATGAAGCTGACGAAGTACTAGTAAATTGTATATTTTTTTGTCTTTATCATCATCAGGAGCCATTGATTTAAGAAGCATATAAGCCATTGTTAAAGTGAGTATCACTTGTAACTCTTTTACAGCTTTTTTAAAGTTAGCTAATTCCATTGGATCACTCAATCCATTTTCTTTATTAAAAACAGTTTGAAATATCATTTTAAATACCCCTAACTTTTTATCTCTAATTTGTTTAAGAAAAGTTCTGTAATATCCTTCTTCATCTCTATCTAGAAGAGCATCTCTATGTTTAGGATCAAATCTAACACCCACTGTTTCAGGAAGCCAAGATTTAAATAATAACATCAATCTACCTATAGCATTGTCTTTTCCTTTTATATATATATCTTTACCTGTAGCACCATGAAGTTTATTAGCAAGTTGTTTATACCCTAACATCTTCTTTGTATAAAATTCTTCAAAAGAAAGTCCTCCATTAGCAGCTTCATCCCATACACCATATTCTTTCTCATTATATTCTCTGTTTTCATCTAATACATCTATAAAAGATACCTCCCCTTTAGATGTCTTAACCATTTCATGTTTCATACAAGCTAATAACATCTCACCTTTAAAGTGATAGTCACCTGATGATAACCATGTAAAAGCTTTAGGTAACATTTCTCTAAGTTTATCAAGAGTTGTATGTTTATTAACCATTGTTTGTAAATACATACCATCTTCTCCTTCAGCCATCTGAGAGTCATACATTAATCCAAATAATAATTTTGTCATTCTAGTTTCATACTTTCCACCAGACCAATATTTACCAGAAGATTCTATAATTTGTTTATTAGCCCATAACAAATCTTTTTTATTAAAATCTCTACCTCCACTAGCATGAACTTTATTATTTATTTTACCAACTACTAAGTTTCTAATTGCTGAAAATGGTGCAAATCCTAAAGCTGTCATTCTTGCTCCTTTAATACTACTATCAATAGCTGATGCTATTGAAAACTTTCTACCTCCTAATTTATAAAATTCAGATTTTTTATTTTCTAATGCTGTTTCTAAAGCTTCTCTATTTTTTTCAGAAAGAGTATCATCTTCTAGTTTAGCATTAATTTTCTTTATATCATCTGAAAGTTGTTTAGCTTGTTTAGCTTTTTCAGATTCCCAGAGACCTAAAGAAGCTAAGTCCCAAAAACTATAAAATAATTTATCAGATTTCCATAAATCATCTTCTGCAGCTAATCCATAAAAAGATCTTTTAACTGTAGAATCTGCTAAAGATTGAAGATTCTCTGCATCTTTAGCTACAGATTCCATTGTACCTGTCACTTTATTATATTTATATGATCCCTCTGTATCTTGAATTACATCATTTATTATGTCTATTTGAGCAGATACAGCATTTTTATGTTTATATACTAAAGCCATGTCACTAAACATTTTAGCCATCACTATAAGATCTTTTGATCTATTCTCTATAGGTACATTTTCATCAATAAAACGTGCTTTAAATCCTCTTCTTTCTTTTTTACTAAA